ATTTAGCTAAATAAGTTCCTTGTCTTAAAGGAAGAGTTTTAGTAGTAGCTGAACCTGCTACTCTATCATCTACTAATATAGAAGTAATCCATGTTGCTCCACTTGTAGCAGGAGTCCACCTAATTTCTACTCCACCACCTATTGTAACATCTAAGTCTGTAGATTTAGTCCAAGTTAAAACTCCTAAACCTCCTCCTGTCATAAGAGTTAAATTAGTAACATTTGAAGGTATTGCAGATAATCCAGATAAAGAAAAAGTAGTTGACACATAATCTGAAGATTTGCCTAATATATTCATAGCTCTAACTCTAATATCATAAACTCCTGCAGGTAAATCTAATACTTCTGCTTCTGTTGCTGTTGTATTTCCTGCTGAAATATAAACAGTATCGCTTGTAAGCTTATATTGTGTTTGATATTCTACTACTTGCACATCATTAGCCGCTACCCAAGTTATTTTCATTCTTGATGCTACTCTTGCATTATCTCTAGTAGTGAATAAAGTTTCTGAAACATTTAAATTAGTTGGAGGTTGAACTATAAAAGCACTTGGTAAATTAGTATTAGGTGCATCTGCCATAGCTTGTTGTTCAGTTGTAGACCATGAATAACTGCTTGCCGCATACTCTGTTAAACCCATATTAATTAATAATCCATTTGGAGTAGTAGAAAAACCCCAAGAAGTAACAATAAACTCTTTATTAGTCCAACCATAACGAGTATTTGATATTTTAATTACATCATTAATATCAGCTATGAAGCAAGTACATTTAAATACTCCTTGAATATGAACAGGTTGTCTTGCCGCATATAACTGAATTTTTGCAATTCTTTGAGCCGTAGATGAAGAAGTTGTAAAAGGCAAACTAAAATCTCTATAAATAGTTTCTCCATTATCTTCTGCTATAAAACTTGCGACTTCTAAAGCAGGATAGTCTGTTTCTTCCCAATCTGATTCAGACGATATAAATGTTCCTTTAATTGCATTAAAAGTATCTCTTCGTGATAATCTTGATTGAACAGTAAGCTCTCCTACTATATCGCTTTCATCTATAGAAAGAATTGAAGTCTTTGTTCCTGCCGCATATATTTTATAATAACCATTACTATAAGACATCACTCCTGACATTGAACTTAATAATTCATTTAATATTTCTCTAGGTTTGGATTCTGTACTATACATTCCATTTGCTTCATATCTATTTTCTGTTCCTCCTCCAGATAAAGCAACATCTTCATCACATAAATTTGCCGCAGTAACTACTGTAGTATTATCAATCACTCCTGCATCTACATTCATTCCTAAATTACTTGTTAAATAATCTCTGATAATCATAGCAGGATTTGAAGAAAAAGCAGTTGTACCTGTTCTTGTATCTAATATTTTCTTTCCTTTTATAACAGCTTTTACAGAAGGAACTCCAGAATACAAGTTAGCATCAAATCTAAATCTAAAATAAATGTATGCCATACCAGATAGAGTATGGTTTGAAGTCCATTTTCCTCCTGATTCTGAAATTAAATCTGCATTAGCTAATTGCGTATCTGTTCCTGTTGCTGTTTGAATTCTTAAATAAGGATAATTTGTATTACTATCTTGTGCTTTATAATATTCACTACCACCTGTTGCTGTTATATTTCCATTAGCATCTAACATATTAGGAGTAATTAAATTACCATTTACATAAAATTCTTCAAAAGATTCTATTTCATGTGAAGCTACTACTATTACCATGTGCAAATAAGTATTTATAGCTGAATCATTTAAAACACCATCACCTGCTGTAGTTTCTAAAAATACTATAGGACCTCCTACTTGTATTTCTCCATAGACTACTTTTCTTGCAGTAATTGGTTGTCTGAAGTTTTGTTTTCTATCTTGAGCAGTAACAGAAAAATTAGGTGCATCTGGTTTTTTAGGTTTTGGTGCTAAAGCCATAGATGCAAAAGCTAGAGCAACAGAAATTACCATGCCGGGAATTCCTCCTGACATATAGCCTGTAACTGCGGCTACTACAATATTCATTATATCTCCACCACCCATTACTTATACACTCCAAGCCATTTGACATTTTTCTCTTGATATATCTAAATATCCTTTATTCGTAATAAAACGAGCATCTTCTCCCATTAATATACCTATACTTAAATTTTGTCCTTGACTAGAAACATCTGCATATTCAATAGATAAAGTTCCTACTATATCTCCTCTTTGAGCAAAATTTATATGCACGCTTGGAAAATGATAATTCCAAAAATTCATAATATAATTATTTAAAGTATCTTTAGGTTTATAAGAAATATTGTGTTCTTTAAAATATTTAATACCATATCTGTAACCACTTAGTGCATTTTTATACTTTCCTATATGATAGTTACCAAATTTCTTATCTGTATATTTAGAAACAACATCTACTCCATAGCAAATGCAATCATTTACTCCCCATTTGAATTTTCTTGGTTTATCTAGTTCTTCAAATAAAGTAATCTGCCAATTCTCTAATTTGTGCGTACTTCGTTTCCCCATAATATCTCATCATCTTGTAAAGAAGCTACATATTCTAATCCTTTATCATTTGGAAAAGAAATAGCTTGGTCTTGTGGTGTATATCTTTTAATTTTTGGATTTTCTAAAGTTATTAATTCATTTTCACAATTAACAGTAACAGTAGCAGTATCTCCACTATCTTTTATTAATAATACATCCATAAATCCTGAAAAAACTGTATATGGGTCAGCAACAATAATACTTGGATTATCTACTACACTACCACCCATTCCAGAATGAGCAGTACAGTAATAATATAATGTAGGAATAGTTGCAGGTGCTACCCAAGTTGCTGTTGCTCCTGCTGTTCCTGAAGTTCCTGATTCTGTCCAAGAAGCTGAAGTATATTGTGAACCTCCTCCATGAACTCCGTCTGAAGTTGTTGATAATCTAAATTGATGTGTACCCATACTAGAATCACTTACATCAAAAATATATTTATTTCCTGCGTATATTTGAATATCTGGTTGCAATAAATCTTCTATGTAAAATTTACCACCACTTGCTGTTACTTTAAAAGTAGTTGCTACTTCTGGTTCTGGAACCATGAATGCTGTTTTTACTCTGATTGGTCTGCCATTATAGGCTTCTGATAATGCTATTGATATTATTGAACTACTGATACCGCTTAATGTAATAGAAAATCCATTCGCTCTCATTTCTAAACTTTCTGCTGATTGGTCTACATTCATTAATGTTCCTGCTCCTGTATAATTTTTTCCTCCTACAGTTATACCTCCATATCCTGTCCAAAGATTAATAGAACCACTTGTAAAATCAGCTTCTACTAATATTGCTGAACGCAAAGTTGATGCTCTTGCATAAGCTCTAAAAGATGCTGTTGTAGTTCTATAAGCCATTATAAAACCTCTCTTACTGCAAAAGTAATTCCATAAGTAGAAACAGCATTTGTGTCCCAATTAGTTTCGTTTGTTGCTAATCTAAAAACACCTTTTGTATTTGCTACTGTTATTGCTAAATTATTATCAGGGCTTTCTCTTAATGCAGGTTCAATAGATAAAGTAAAATTTCCTGAACCATCTGAATTAGAATCTGCTACTACCATATGTAATCTTGATGAACCACCAGAACCTAATTGTATATAATCACCTGCTTTTAAATATCCTGTTTTACTATTAGGTGCTCCATCACAGACAAGAGTATTTCCTGTTTGACTTGCTCCATTAACTAATGGTGTTCCTGCACTTGTTCCTGCTGTTCCTAAAGGAGTTCTGCAATCCCAATCACCTAAGAACATACTTCCATACTGTCCTCTAAGGCTTACTAGAAAGGCTACAAAGGCTCTAGCATTAGCAGTACGCATTGGAGGCATAGTTACCTCGCACTCCCACCATTCTCCTGTATATTGATAAACTTGTTGCTCTCCTGTAAATATACTTTGAGAGCTTCCTATAATTCTTTTGATTCTCCAAGTAGTTGAGCTTGGAGCTATTGTTGCAGGTATTGTTACAGGATATGTTGTCATGAGAATGTATCGGCCATTTGACCGCCTCTTTTCTTAGCGTCCATTACTGCATTAACAGACTCTTGTTTAATTTGTGGTAATAATGAAGCCATCTCTGCTCTTACAGTTTGAGATACTCCTGTTTCAATATTTATAACTTGTTGAATATTTACTCCTCCTCCTGCATTTTGTTTTGTACTTCTATTTGTAAATATACCACCAGAAGTATGAGGAACAAATAACTCTGGTCCTTGCTCTCCTACCATATAAGGTGAATTTCCTGTTACTGAACCACCATTTGCTCTAGTACCATATCCAGAGTAGGAACTAGTATTTCCTATTGTACTTCCACCGAAGAAACCTGAGATGGAACTAAATATTTTTCCTATACTTCCTCCACCACCACCTCCAATGCCAGCGGCTTTTGTCAACATTTGTTGCATTTGAAGTTTGATAAGTTGTGCTATAATATCTCTTATAATTCCTTTTAAACTATCTCTAAATCCTTTCCAACCTTCTCCCATTCCCATAAGAGAATCTGCCATAGTTTGAGCTAAACTATCCATAGTTCTGTCTAAACCTTCCATAAATACTGCTATTTCTGGTGATGTTTCCATCAATTTTAGATTTAAAGCTCCTATAGCTTCATTATATTGTTCTTGAGTTAGTCTGCCATTGATTAATGCTTGTTGTAATAAATTAAATTCTTTTGTGTAATTTTTAGTTAAAATTCCTAATTCTTCTAGTAGTGCCGCTTCTTGAGCTTCTGTTCCAAAAAAACCTCCATCTTCAGGTTTTATAAATTTTTCTAAAGGACTTCCGTCTGTAAATCCTTTAGACTTCTCTGGAACACCGTCTGGTGTTCTTTTTACTTTAGAAGATTTACTTAGTGCTTTGAACATATCATTTGCATTTTTAGCATTTTCAGCAAGAGTTGCTTTTTGTTTTTCTAATTCTTTATTTAAATCTATTGTTGCTTGAATTGAATTTAAAATAGAATCTAATTGAAATTGTGTTAATTCTACTGACTCATTTTTTAATAAATTATGTAATATTAATTCTGCTTCAGTTTTAGTTAACAGCATTGCTTCTGTTTCTTGAGCTAAAATTAATCTGTTCATAACTTCTAGTTGTTTAATTCTTAGTTTTTGTTCATCAGTTAATGCGTTTTTCTTTCTCTCTGCTTCATCTGCTTCTTTTCTAGCAATTTCTGCCGCATGCTCTGCAAATGAATTATTTGAATAAATTGCTAATCCTACATTTTGAGTTAAATTAAGAATTTTTGCTTCTGTTAATGCTATTTGATTTAACATATCAGCTCGTTCTACTTCATTATCAAATATTAGTTTTACTTGTCCTTTTTGAATTTCTAATAAATTTTGTAAATTTTTTAATTCTTCTCTTGCTTTTTCTATTTGTTTTGTATTTAAAGCAACAAAATTATCTTGCATTTTAGTAAGCTCTGCATTTGCTTCTTTCATCATTTGAACTATTGCAGTAATAGCTAAAATTGCACCACCACCTATTAAAAATAAAGGATTTCTTAGTGAAGCTGTATTAAATTTAGTCATTGCTCCTGTTGAAGCTACTAGAGCTACATTCATCAAAGTAATAGCTCCTGTTATAGCAGGAAAAATCATACTTCCTAATTTTAAAGCTATCAGAGCTTTCGTTGCAAATACTAACTCATCAAAATTTCTAGCTACAAATTTAACAGTAGTTTCTAATGTATCCATAGCTCTAATTAATCTATCACTTACAGCTTGTGCTAATTCTTCTACTGCTTCTTTATTATTATCTAAAGATGCTTTTAATCTTTGAAATCTACGAGTAAGACTGCCAAAAAATCCTGCATCATTTATAGTTCTTTGAAAAGTAAAGATAGTATCGCCTATCATACTCAAAGTACCTGCAAAAGTATTCGCTAATTCATCTGTTATTCCGTCATTATCTTTTGCGAATTGTTGTAATGCCGCTCTTGTTTCATTAACTGTTACTTGCGTTCCTGCTTTAAATCCAAGCATTGCAGTAACACCTCTATCTCTAAAGAGGTCTGCCGCTCCGATACCTGCACTTAATGACCTTTGTAT